CAGATCTGCCCCGGTTACCCGGTTACGATCATAAGGAAGCTGCTTCTCCGAATGAGAGAGCAGACGCAGCCGTCCAAAAATGGCTGCGTGCTGAACTTCGCAACCGGAAGACCAACCTCCGCTTTACCCGTTTTAATGGGGGCGAAAGTCATGTCTTCTCGCGTGTAGCTGCGTATGCAGCACAAGCGATCCAGCATACTATCGGTGAATCACCTACTTTTACTAGTCTTGGTGAGTTTACCGGTGGTGCATCCACGCGTGTCAAGCGTGGAGAGCTGGCAATTGCAGAGAAGTTCGAGGGAAAGGCGCACATAACATTGGACGCTCTTCCTTACTGGGAGAACATTCGTTGTTCCTCTCAGCTTTGGGAAGAGTACACGACCTCGGGTGTTCATGCCGAGATCGTACGTTCAAGTATTATGTTTACCGTACCAAAGTCGTCACATATTGACCGTGTGGCTTGTAAAGAGCCAGAGGGCAATATGTATCTCCAGAGGATGCTTGGTTTGCAGATTCGAAAGAAGCTGCGCCGATTCGGAATTAACCTTCAGGATCAATCCCAAAACCGGCATCTGGCATTTGTGGGGTCAAAGTCGCGATCGTATGCGACGATAGACCTATCCAGTGCTTCTGATACCATCTCTCGCGAGGTGGTTAAAAGTCTGCTACCGTCTGAATGGTTCCGTGTGCTTGATGACTTGCGTCTTAAGCAAACGGTACTCCCTGATGGTAGTATACATCAGCTGGAGATGTTCTCTTCCATGGGTAACGGCTTCACCTTCGAGTTAGAGTCCTTGATCTTTTGGGCTCTCGCTCGCGGTGCTGCACGTGCCTATGGTATCCCTGGGAAAATATCCGTTTTCGGTGACGACATTATTGTTGTCCCCGAACTTGCACGGATACTCACCCGTGTACTTCCGTTCTTCGGCTTTATCATGAATGCAAGTAAAACGTTCATGACCGGGCCTTTCCGCGAATCTTGCGGCGGTTGGTACACAAATGGGAGTGATGTCACCCCTTTCTTCTACCGTGAGCGTGTCAAGAATATGACGGATGTCATACAATTGGCAAATCAGGCTCTAGACTGGTTGCTTAAGGATCCCCTCTACTTTATTGGGGATCCGGCGACCAGTATAGTTCTTGAACTCTATCGGTATCTCGTTAAACAGATACCTGAGAGTCTCCACGGTGGTCAATCACTTCAGCGTACTGATGCTGTTGTGACGGGGGATGCCCCCCGGAAGGTCTTAGCACAGAGGTGTAAGCCCTGTGTTGATGATGATAGTTCTTTCGTAGGACTATACATCTGGTGGCATCACGAGAAAGAGAGTGGCCCTGAACTGGGTTTCTCTCCGACACGAGCCGCTTCTTTAGGGAAGTGGATTGCGAAACGAAACGTGTCGTGGTACGTAGGAGACCTGATGACCGACGTGAAAAACGTCATCGACGTAAGCTTAGCACAATACGAAGTGCTTTGCGTTGTCGAATCAGGTTCCCTCTCTTCCACGGGTTGACATCCGTGTAAGATCCTCTTTCGAGGTGGGTGGCCGGGGGGAGAACCCCCCGACCTCTTCATGGTTAGGAG